TGTTCCGTGATTGGCCTGATACGTTTGTATAATGCAACCCATATGCGTGGTTAGTTCGTCCCCGGTTGGATGCACATTCCTTGACTGGAGTTTGCATTTTCTTTCAGGACAAGATCAATACTACCATGTTGAACAGCAACAGTGGAGGCCTTTGTCACAATCGCCCCTGAGCAAACTCAATGCACACGGGCATGCTAAAAATCACCCCAATGGCTTAGATATCACACGTATTTTTGCCATGTCCATTGAGCTTGAACAACAAAAAGCAGATAACCATGACAAACTGTTTTCATTTTATTCCGCGCCTATGACCATGCGAATAGCATCCAAGAGAGCAGGAGCAAATAGTTTTAATGAGTTTAGTGACCCAACTACATTAGCACGAGCCCAATCTCTTATCAAGCAGGACTTTGTTGATATGATACAGCATTGCTTAGATACCAATATCAATGTAGTGTATGTGCAACCGGATAATACTGCAATAACTGCACAGTGGAGATTCCGCAACGATAATCGATTGTTTAACAATGGGCTAACTGCTACCCCAGACGAACAACAACAAGAATTTCAAAATGCGTTTTTTAGCAAAAGCCAAACTAGCTGGGCAAGTCAAGGATTAACAGAAGTATGGGATCAACGAGAACGCATAGCATTGGATTTTAGGCCGTTTGATACAGACAAGTTTTTGCTTGATCAGGATGTTGGGTTTAATAAACCACACCAACGTATTAGTAGTTTAGATTTGTGGATAAACACAGAGGAAACAACACTAGGGGCGTTGCAACAACTTGGATTACCAATTAACACCCAGAGACGCCAGGCCTGGCAATTGATTGCACAACAATGGCAAAAGATGCATTTGCAAAATATCAAATTCTATCATGAAATTGATCATATAGTAAAAGCCATTGTCAATGGTTGGTATTACAATATAGGCGATCTTGAATTAATACAAGAAGCAATCATACAGCATTGTTTGATTTACAAACACAATCTCAATTTAAAAACGTGGGGATTATCAAAGTTTCCACGCAACACACAAGACTTACATGTGTTATTGGAAGATAACATTCATACAGTACCAGTTATCTATTAAAGATGTACTTCGTACATCTGTTCTTCGCTTACGCTCGAACTGTTTCTTGACTTCAGTATCATCTAGATTCTTTGGTCATACTTGCCCGTTGCCGGGCAAGATCTGACATCATCCGAGTTCGAACAGTCATCTAGTATTAGAGAATTTGTCTTTCTTAGAAGTACAACTGTGAGTGGAATTGTACTTGTTACAAAGACAGCAGAGGCGGTTGTGCGGTACCTCTTATCTCAGCCTTGTCTCACAACGGAGCGCAGTTGATCCCATACTAGCGAAATCACTTGCGGACGGGTTGTATCTATTTCACAGAGCCCGAATCATTTAGCCTAAGTTAGCTTGTCCTTTGACGCCCAAGTCTGAATATGGTATCTCACATATCCTCAATGGGGTTGGGTCATGTCACCCAACACAGTGTCTATTAGAAATTAAATTTTGTTTAAAATGTGACTGCCATGCACACGTACTTGTATGTGGCCGTTGTAATAATCTGTTGACTCTAATACTTTTCTTGCAAATTGTTCACGAGCCTCAATGTAACTACATTCTGACTTGCTTTTGCAATAGTAAAGTATTTCTCTGGAGAAGTTTTCGGTGCCTAATTGTTCAGTGTCTTTGGTTAGCTCAGGGCTTGAGCCCCAATACTCTCGCCAGTCTGAATCGACTTTTGATCGTATTTTCTTTTTCTTCTTCGTGCCGTTCTTTTGTTTTACAGTTTTGTAAGTTGTTTTTGAGAACTTAGCTAGTTTTTTGCCTATGTACTTGCGACCAGATAGATTATTTGTGATTAAGTAAACAAAGCCCACACATTCATCGGGTAGAGTCTCCACTGGGGTGTTTTGAAAATACCATGTCATGCTGTGTGTTTTTGTTTTGCATTGTAGTTATAGTGTAGTTGCCTGTGTGGTAAAATTTACCATTCTGTTGTGTGATCAGCATCAGACAAACGTGCGGGTGTACATTTGGTCTGACATTCTAAGCTGTCGAAGCGCAGAAAATCTGTGCTCCAGAACGGATCTTGTAAAATTTCGTTGAATGTTCGGTGATTGAGATTGAATTGAGATTCTGCCAGTTGATGCCAGTTTGAGTTGTGTTCGTAACGATTGGCAGTCCAACAGCAAGGGTAAAATTCTCCCCGACTGTTTAAAAACACGCCTTTGTTGCCTATCATACAGATGCCCGAATAGTTGCCTAATTGTGTTGCTCGTTTTTGAAATTCAATTCGAAGTTCCTGTCCCGGCCTGACTTTTGAGGTCAAGGCAGTTACCACACGTTCATATCTGTGTGCAGACGCCACTAATGCAGAGTCAGAGGGTTCTAGTAAATCTCTAGTGCCATAGGCACTGGGGTATTTACTACCAAATTTTGTGGATTTTGTTAGCTGAAAACAGTCAAAATTTTGTTCTTTTGCTAGAGTTTTCATGTGCTCTAACTGGTGCTGATTGAAGTTAAATGCAATTGAATCGCACACTCTATAAGTGGCAGAGTTGTGTGTAAAAAATTCCTGTATGCCTTGCTGTATTGATTGCCAGTTGGAATTAACACGGTATTTTTCATTGCTGGCTTGATCCCAGCCATCTAGACTCCAGTGTATTTCGTCTCGATTTGTCAATATGCCTGCTAGTGACTGCCACCACTGTGGCGTTTTATAGCTGCCGTTTGTTATGATCACAAGTTCTATGCTTGGGCTTGTTTGTTTAAGCCACTCGCAAATTTCTAAAAATTCTCGACAGTATATGGGGTCGCCGTCGTTGCCGCAAAATGTAATTTTGCGTATTTGTTGAACAACATCAGCACCCAGTTGATGCTTAAAAAATGCCAAGGATAGTTGTCGATTTAACAAACTTTCAGGAACCTCAGCACGTGGGCACCTGGGGCACTTTAGTGTGCAGATGCTCGATAACTCAACGTGCCAATGGTCCCACTTGATCATGCTAGATCTACATCCGTGTTATAACTTGTAAAGCCGTTTTCTTTGACCACACGTAAAATATTTTCAACTCGTCCAGCAAGCTCGTCTCGATGGCTCACAAGCCAAATAGATTTGTGTCGTTCGCGACTCATTTTCTTTAGCAAGGCCAAGCTGTTCTCAACGCCAGACGCATCCATGCCTGAATCTACCAACTCGTCAATAAACAGCACGTTAATGGGATAATATAAACTTTCCCACACATCACGGAATGCCCATGACATTGACAGGATCAGCCGATTGCGTTCACCACGTGATAAGTTATCAAAATCCAAATCTCGACCCAGTTCACTAATTTCAACCGACAAGTCATTTTGAAATATCACTTGATGTGGCAAACCAATACGATCCAAGTAGTGTGTGAGCCTGTTGTTGAGATAACTTAAATTCTGTTCAATAATTTTCTTGCGAATGAAACTATCTTTGTTGGTCAGCAACTTTAACAAGAAATCTTGATGCTCTTGTGTACGTGTTAGATCGTTTAGTGTGTCATAGCTGACAACTTGCAATGCTTGACCTTGCATGTCTACAATTTGTTCACTGTAGGGATCAGTTTCGGCTTCTCGAGTTGTTAAATCTCTGCGCAAAGTTTCTAGACTGTTGCGGTGATTCAGTGCATCTTCTAAACAGTCATAGAACACAGTGGGTGCAACTCCTAGTGCACCCAATTCAATCAGCACCGCTTCATGTTCGGCTCGTTGCGTGTCGTTGGCCAACAGTTGTAGTGCAGTTTCTTGTAGAGTTTTTTGTCTTTCGGCTTTTACAACATCAAGGCTGTTGTCGTGAATTTCAGTTCCGCATGCAAAACACTTGTGATCGGCCATCTGCTCTAGATCTTTTTTCAACTGTTCGCAAGTTTTGTTTAGCTTGACATCATCAGCGGTAATTTGTCGTATCCACTTGTTGGCATCGTCAATTGATTTTTTCTTGACGTGGAACACTTCTAGATCTCGGTGCGACTGTATTTCGGAATCAATATCAATGTGCTCTAGACTACTGATAGCTGACCTCAATTGATCACAATCTTCGCTTTGTTTCTTGAGCCACATGGTTTGTCGTTTACGCAAACTTTCAATTTGTTCTTCGATGCGTTTGTTGGCTTCTTGTACTGCTCGGATGCGCATTTCTTCTTGTGCAATACTATCCTTTGTGAGCCGGTTGATCTCTTTGATTCGATCAGCACGTTCACTTAACAAAGTAATCCCCAACAACTGCTCAATAATCACACGTTGGTCATTTGCCTTGAGACTTAAAAAAGGTTCAGTATAAGTGTTTAAGGCCAACACATGCTTGAACATGTCGTGTGTCATGCCCAAGGTACGTTCAATTGCATCTTGTGTTTCTCGACTGTCGCCTTGTGCGTCATCAGTTGCAGTTTGTTCTTCACTGTTGACATAAAATTTAAGTACATTGGGTTTGCGTCCACGTTCTACCCTAAACTCGCGACCATTAACAGCAAACTCCAAACTAACCAACATATTTTTGCCATTGGTTTTGTTTATGAGATTGTCTTTTTTGATGTTGGTCAATGCTTGTCCGTACAAGGCATAACTTAGTGCATTGAT